TGACATAATACTCCTTTCTACGCTCTATTTAGGGAGAGGGTGCCCTTTTGGTTATGTCCATTCACATTATAAAAAATAGGGCTTGGTCAATGTAACCAAGCCCTAAAACTTTTTTTATCTGCGCTTATTCCAAGGTGTTTTTGCCAGTGTGGACTCCTTGTAATCGATCAGATAAAGCTGATCCTTGAGAGCATCACTGATAGGCAGACTGTCGATGTATGCCATAACCTTGATTTTCTTGGAATTGCTGATCGGTTGACCGTTTGCCTTGTAATCCGCCTTGAAGCCAGTATCCGCCATGGTGTAGATCTCCAGGTAATAATCCTTGGAAATCCCTGCAGCTTCAAAGCCTCCTGCGTAATACTTCGTAGCAGCCGTGACGGAGACATCACTATACTGATCATCTTCTCCGATGAACTGATACTGGTACGCAGATTTCTCGGCATCCTCCTGATCTCTGCCTCCGTATTTAACCATGTACGTGACGATCTGGTTATAGCTGATGTTGCCGTCAATAAACTCGGTCCTGAGCTCCTCATACGGAATGCCGGTATCGATCTCGCATTGCCACTTGGAGACGGTTTTCTCCGCATCCGCAGGTTCCATTCCGCCGTACTTGATACGCATGTTGGCAGCAGACTTTGCGGAGATCTGGCCGGCCAGGAACGCTTCACGCATGTCATCGTATTTGATGCCGGTATCCCGCTCGCACTGCCATTCTCTGACGATCTTCTCAGCATCCTTATCCCGGACGCCCAGCCACGTTGTCAGATGGTGGACAGCATCTGTACCGCTCAATTCGCTTCCGACAAACCGCTCCTTGATCATGGACTTAATCTGCGTATCCAGCTTCTCATCGTCGCCAACTTCTTCACGGATCTTCTGGACCTTGCCGTACTGCATGTCCTCGTAAGCCTTATAAAGACGATTGGCCTGCTGGGAAGTGGTCCTGTCTACGCCGGCAGTCTGCCAAGGATCACCGTTTGCGATATCCTGAGCCGTGTACAGGAAGCCCTTGACGATCTTTTCAGCGTTTGCAAAGGGAAGCCCAACCAGGGACCCAAGATTCTTCGCCAGCTTGTCTGCGGCCTTCAGTTTTGCTTTGCTATCAGCTTCATTGTTGAAAGCAGTCTCCACAAAACCGGTAGTGCTATTGACAACATCCATCACAGTGGAGATGCCGGAGAGCTCGATGCCGTAGTAGGTCTTGTTGAAAACCTTACTCTCGATTACATCGTAGATCTCACTGCCGCCCAGCAGGTTACCGGTCAGAGAATCCATGAACATGTTCAAGAGCTGCAGGGAGATGCTTTCTTTGGTCAGCTCCTTGTCATCGTCTCTGTACGCAGACATGCTGTGCAGGAGAGCATCCGCCAGGAACTTAAACGCAGTGATCGTAGCTGCGGCAGCAACCTGGGAAATGACGGCCCGTCTTGCCCCAATGCCAGCCTGCCGTACATCCTCCGCAGTGGTATCGAAGGCATGGTCCTTCAGATCCTGCTTTGCCTGGCTGTACGTAGCAAGGGAATCATACAGGATGTTGAAGTTCTGCAGGCGCTGCGTCAGGAACATCGTGAGCTGCTTCACCAGGGCCTGCGGATTGCGCAGGATATCCGGTCTCTGCATGGTGGTATAGTTGGGCTGGGTCTTTTCTACAATGTCGTTGAAGATCTCAGCTACCTTCTCATAGTATGCATCGGAGCCCTTTTCCAGCTTCGTATTGTCCTGGACGTAATACTCAGCCGCATACCACAGTCTGCCAACCGTAGCACCGTCCATCGCCTGAATCCAGCCGGTCAACCATCTGGCCTTTTTCCAGATGCGGTCCACCTTGCTGTTCATGCCAGCGATATCGCCAAGCTCTGTCGTGCTGTAGCCCTGCAAGCGGTACCACAGAAGCGGGGACCATTTCCGGATCAGGTCCTGGTCAGCTCTGCTGATCATCATGCCGTTCTTACCGCCCTTGAAGAATGCCTTTCTCAGCGCATCCCATCCGACTACAGCAGCAGCAGACGGGAAGGAGGCAGTCTGTCCAAAAGCTACACGGGGATTCAAGGTCAGAGAAGCCTGTGCCATGTGCCCACGCACAGCATTGAGCATATCTACCAGGGAACTCTCTCCGCCATTCCTGGCGCCATTTAGATCCGCCATGAGATTCTCAATATACTTGATGCCGCTGTTGCCGTAGACCTGATGTACAGCATTCTGGACGCTGTCTCTGTAGCCAGTCTGTGTCTTACCCCAAATCTTGTTGAAGTTCCTGATCGCAGGCATGAGCCCACAATACTGAGATACTTTCCGGATCTGAGAGCTGGCCACGTCGGAAATGTCCGCCAGTCTGATAGGCTTACTGGAATCAATACGTTCCTTCATAAAGCCTGCGTTTTCCAGGGACATATCCTTTGCTACAGTCTCAAAGGGAGTATTGAGGAAATCACCATCTACCCAAATCGGGAAGTAGTTGTCCACATTGGCTCTCTTGATGCCGTAGACATCCATGGTGGTCTCGTTCAGCCTGCTCTTGGAGTATCCATCAAACAGTTCTTTACTGGCTGCAATCCACTGCCGGTCATAGTCCGTCAGATTCTTATCGATTGCGGCCCGGAGCTGGTCAATGTAATCCATTGCCCGGAGGCCAGCCTCGTCGATCCTTGCCTGCAGGTCCGCAGCAGTCTGAGCATCCATCGTCTCATAGAGCTGGTCCTTAAGATCCGCCACTTCCTGCAGGATGCCACCAACACGGGACGCATTCTCGGAGCCCTTGACCTTCTTCCCGTTATAGTAGTCTTTCAGAGATGGGATCGTCAAACCACCATACGCCACATGGCGGACGTTCTGCTCATTCTGCAGGTGCATGTACAGAGCAACCATCATGCCATGCGTGATCAGGATAGTCTTACCGTTCTCGTCCTTCAGGCCAAGGTCAACGGTCTGCTTGGGATCAATGAGCTTGTCGTACCTCTTGTCCGTCAGCAGGTCTCCGAAGATCATGGACGCTTCCATGGTGATTTGCGTCTGTTTGAGCTGTCCATCGTTCAGCATGCGGTAAATCTGAGACCACGTGCTGTTCTTGTGATGATTGCCCATCCGGGCGAAGAATCGCTCCGGAGAAAGCTGCGCATTCAGATAGCTGTCCAGAAGGCTGGTGTGCTGTTTCTTGGAGGACCGGGTCTCTCTGGTCATCGCCTTGGAGATCTCGTAGGCGTCCCGCTCCTGGTTCCCGATCCGGATCTTCAGCGCCTTTCGTGCGGTCCGATCCAGTGCGGCAAGGACGTTGTACACGGACTCAAGCTGGGAAGCACTCATCCGGTTGATGGGAGTATCTCCCACTTCCTTGATCATGTTCTCCAGGAACTCAGCCACTTGAGAATCGTACACAGCAGCAGCTCGGAAGTCCTTGTCGTTCTTCAGCTCCTCATACCGCTGCTTCAGCTCTACGAGCTTGCTGCGGACGGACTCTCCACGTTTGCTGCCCGGAATGGTGGTGTCCATGTTGATGGCTTCCAGGACGTCAATGGCCTGCTGCATCACTGCCGGCGGGATGTTCTTCTTCTCAGTAGGATTCTTGATCCTGCTGACAAGGCTCTTGTGCAGTGCGTCAATGCGTCTGCGCAGCTCCCGCTTGGACAAGGTCTCATTGACCTGCTGTCTGGTCCTGCGGCGCTGGATGTCTCTCTCCCGCTGCAGGATCTCCTGGATGGTGGTTCCCTGCTCTGCCTGTGTGAGCTCTCTCAGGGCCTTTGCCATGCCAGCTTCCAGATTGGAGATCTTTGCACGCTGCTTATTGATGGCGTCCTTGCTGGCGCCGGTACGGACCATACGATCCATCTCACGCAGTGCATCAGATACCTTTTTCTCTCTGGCAGTATAGTTCTGTGCCTTTGCCTGGTAGTCCTGCAGGGCAGCCAGCTCTGCGTCAGTAGTGCTGTTGGCATTGAGGAGCATGTCACGGTCAGACAGTTCGTCGGTTTTGACGGAATTCTGCGCCCTGCCGCCCTCCAGTTCAGCTTCCGGATTATCATAAATCCTGGACGCAACACTCGCACGAACCTCTTGGAGATGGGCATCGCCTTCCGCTTTCGTGTACTTGGGAGCTTTCCATCCAGCATAAGGATTCTGAGAGTTGATCTCATTGAGCCGGTCCAACTTAGCCTGTAGGGCAGCACGCTTATCAGCATTGGTCTCTTTTGCCAGAGCTTTTGTTGTACTGGTAATCTGAGCCGCAATTGTCTGAGACAGCTTGCCTTTCTGCCACGCCTCATACTCATCATAGCCGGCATCCTTGAGAATCTGCTGACGTTCACTTTCTTCCAGTACACGAGTGAATCGAACGCCAGAAGATAGCACCCACTCGGACATGTTCTTCTCTTTGTAGACATAGTATCCGCCAAAAGGCATGAGACCAAGCACGTCACCGTCAGAGGACCCAAGCGTGTCTACAAGGCCATTGTAGTCCGTAGAAGCATCATACTCCAGCTCTACCCATACACGCTTACTGCCCTTCGGATGCGGTCCGCCCTTGGACGGATAGATCGGCTGCGGATTCAGAGAATCACCCACGCCCATAAGATGCGCTGCCGTCGGAAGCAAAGTGCTGATATGCCATGCATAACGAGGCCGCAGGCCCATGGTTTTCACAAGCCCTTCAACCTGATAGCCCTTGCCCCACTGCCAGTTGCCAAACTCAATTGGAATGTCCGATCCAGCAAACAAGGGATGAACTGTACCGTCCGGCCACTGCTCCATGACCTTGTATGCCTTACCAACACGACGAGGAACATAGTTGGGCGGACGATCTCCGGCAAAACGGATCGTGATGTCTTTCACGTATTTGTACTGTTTTGCCTTGTCATCCCACTTGCGGAACTGCGTTTCAACAGGAGTCAAGTCGGGCGGACGATCACCTTCATCATAAGCAAAATACCGCTCTCCGATCCCGTCATACGTGATACCGTCGGGATTCACCAGGGCACCGCCTTTGACGGCATGTTGCACATAAGGAGCAGCCTGCAGATCAGACGCCACTTCCGGAGTCGCTGTTTCAATGCCAACTTCTTCGACGGCATAAGTGTTGAGCCTTGGCTTTACACCCTGCGCAGCCTCTCTCTGAGCCTTTACAGACGCTTCCTGCTCTTTGGTGGAATACTGCGCATGGAACTGCGAAACCGCAGACTGCTGACGGATCTCTCCGGTCTGGAAATAGTGTTTAATATCGTTGATTACCCTATCCGGACGAACCGCACCATCGTATTGCAAAGAACCGACTCTGTGGTTATTTTTGTCCGTGATATCGACGCTGAAAAATCCTTTATCGGCAACATCTCGGATGAAGCCACGTATCGTCGCATACTGAGAACTTGTAGGCTCCACATCGCTGATAATGTCAATCCCCGGAGATTCCGCCATGATGCGAACATTCCCATATCCCATGAACTTGGCCATAGCCTTGGCGCCCTGTTCATTCTCAAACAGTATACCGATAGCCCTGTGATCCTGCCCACGCACTCCAAAATGTTTGCCCTTCTCACCGGAAAAGTTAAGCATTTTGCCGTTAGGTGTAATGTAGCCTGCATCATAGTAATGCGGAGTATAGCCAAACTCTTTTACTGCCTGCTTACCAAAATAATCACCTTCAGAAAGACCGGATTTTTTAATGGCCTGCGACTCCTTATCTGCGGCTTCTCGGTTAAGAGCTTTGTTGAACTCGCTATTAAGCCTCTGGTATTCCGCACGCAGTCTCTTTTCTTCGGCGTCAAGCGCATTCAAGCCGCTGCTTTCCATCCACTTGGACAGTGCATCGACATCAGACGTTTTCAGAAAACTATCAAATGCTTTCCCATATTCGTCAGACTTTGTAAACTGATCAAGTCTGTTTCTTGCATCAATCCACTTGCGCTGTGCTTCCTGCGTCTCATCATAAAGCCTGTCGGAATCAGAGATCTGCTCTTTGGTGGAAAGCTGGGCTCTGTCTTCCGCTGCATTGTGCAACTTCTGAAGATCGTCGGTGTTGTTCAGGCCAAGAGCATTTGCCTCAATTTCCTTGTATGCTGTAGTGCCGGCGTATGCGTCAATCTTGAACTGAGCAGCTTCACTGATGTACCCAATGGGATGATTCTTACCGATATAGTCTTTCTTGAACAGATCAATGATACCGGCAGGATCTACCTTCATGCTCTCATAACCGCCGGAGTTAGCTTCC